GGGTGCTTTCTATGTCCACGAACAGGTCTCAGAAGATTATTGCAGGCAATTGACCTCGGAGGCCCGGGTGGTCGTGGAGGGCAAGCCGGTCTGGGTGAAGCGCAGCCGGAACAACCACTTCCTTGATGCGGAAGCATTGTGCGCGGCCATTGGCTATGCGCTGAACGTCCAGCGGATCCCGGAAGGCGTAGAGCGAAAGACCTCCATCGAGATGGCGGTGCCCGACGGGCATGACCCGTCAATGGTGGCCGCACCGGAGCCAGATCCACACGGGGCGCCGCCGCCGACATCACGCTCCTCCCAGATCCGTGGCGGCAGCGGCGCGCTGCGCGGGCGGTTTGCACGCCAGGGCAGCCGGTTGAACAGGTAAAGCACATGACCGTGATCTCAAAGCTCAAAGATCTGCTGGCCGAGGCGCTGCCTCAACCGGCAGGGCCTGAGGGGATGACCCTCCCTAAACCCTCGGGCAAATACATGCGCGGCGGGCGCGGTGTGACCTTCGCGGGCTGGAAACCGGCGCTGCGGGAGGCCCAAGATGATATTGGCGAGGCCTGGGACGATGCGGCCGCGCGGGTGGGGGACCTCCTGCACAACAGCGGCTGGCTGGCCGGAGCCATGGAGCAATGCGTCGCCAATACCGTGGGCACCGGACTGCAACTGAAGGCGCTGCCGGAGAACGAGACTTTTGGCATGACGCCAGCCCAAGCCTCTGACTGGGCGAAGACGGTGGAGCGCCGGTTCGAACTTTGGGCGCGCAGCGCGCAGGAATGCGACATTCAGGGTCTGCGCACGTTTGGTCAGATGCAGGCGGCGGCGTTTCGGTCCTGGCTTGTGACGGGCGAAATCCTTGCGGAGCTGCCCTGGCGCAAGCGGCCCTGGAACCGCTACGGCACGAAAGTCCGGCTGCTGCCGCCGCAGCGGCTCTCGCGCAAGACCGAAAGCCTGAAGCGGCTGATCAACGGCGTCTATACCGATGCCGACGGCATGCCGGTGGGCTACCGCGCCATTCGCAAGGACCTGTTTCGGCATGACGAGGAATACGATGTGCGCGCCCGCGATCTGGCGGGTCGACCACGGGTGATCCACATCTTTGAGGGCGCGCCTGGCACACACCGGGGCATCTCGCCTCTGGTTCCGGCGTTGCAGGTGGCGCGGCAGTTTGACCAACTGGCGGACGCCACGCTGATGGCGGCGATCGTGCAGACGCTGTTTGCGGTGACGATCACCTCGGATGAGCCGACGGAACAGGTGCTGCAGGGGCTGCTGACGCCACAAGAACAGGCGCAGATGCTGGCGCAGGGTATCTCGCCGATGGAGGCTTATATCGAGATGGTCGCTGGGTATTACGACAGCAGCACGCTGGATGTCGGGATCAATGGGCGGCTGGCGCATCTGTTTCCGGGGCAAGAGCTGAAGTTCCACACGAGCAATCACCCGTCATCGGATTATGCGGCTTTTGCGATGCATCTGCTGCGCGAACTCGCGCGCTGTCTCGGGCTGACCTATGAAAGTGCGACCGGCGACAATGTGGGTGCCACCTATTCCTCGCTGCAGGCGGCGACGACAGAGATCTTTGCCATCACGAAAGCACGGCGTCGCAACATCATGGCGCCGTTCTGCCAGCCGATCTTTGAGGCCTGGCTCGAGGAAGAGATCGAGGCTGGGACCCTGCCGTTTCCGGGTGGAATTGCCGGGTTTATGGCCAATCGCACGGCGGCGTGTCGCGCGGACTGGCGGGGCGACCCGCGCCCGCAAGCCGATGATCTCAAGAAAGCCAAGGCGCACGAGGTCTGGAAACGTCTTGGTGTCATGTCGGATGCGATGATCTGCACCGATCTTGGGGCGGATGTGGACGACGTTTACCAGCAACTGGCGCAGGAACAGGCGCTGCGGGCCGAATACGGGCTGCCCGAGCCGCAGATGATGGGGGCGCAGGGCGGTGGGCTGAGTGCGGCTGACGCAGATGAAAATGACAGTACGGGCGACGGGGATGAGGCATGACCATCAGCATTGATGAGATCGATCCCTGCGCGGCGGCCGCCAGCCTGCGGCAGGTCTATGTCCGGCTCGTCGCGGGGGAAGGTGCCATGGAGGTGCGGTTCCGTGCGGGCTCGAATGGGGTGGAGAGGTCGGTGACCTATCATCGGGCCTATCCCGACAGATTGCTGACCGTCATTCGCGGCTTTGAAGAGCAATGTGCCCAGCAACAGGGCCGTGGCCCGCGGCGCTTTGCGCTTGGAACAGGAGGGGTGAGATGACGGAACCGCCCGATGTTGAATACTCTGCGGTGGCGCAGGCAGGACCGACACTGGCACAGATTGCGGGGCGCGTGCTGAACCGGCCGCTGCTGTTGCACCCGGACAAGGCCGATCTGATCCTGCATGTGTTGCAGGGCCGGATTGGGATTGAGCCCATGAGCCTGCCGGGGCCCGAGGCCAACCGATTTGTCGGCAGTCACCGCCGCGACAATGGCAGCGTCGGTTCCATGCGCGTTGCCAACGGCGTCGCCATCCTGCCGATCGTGGGTAGCCTGGTGAACCGCGGCGCCTGGATCGGGGCCAATTCGGGGCTGGTGTCCTACGAGGGCATTGCTGCCCAACTGCGCGAGGCGCAAGCCGATCCGGAGGTGCGGGCGATCCTCTTGGATATCGACAGTCCCGGCGGTGAGGCCACGGGCATGTTTTCGACAGCCAACCTCGTTCGCGCTGTGAACGAGGTGAAGCCGGTTCTGGCCTTCGTCAATGATGTGGCCGCCTCGGCTGCCTATGGCATCGCCAGTGCTGCGCGCGAAATCATCGTGTCGCCCACCTCCATGGTCGGCTCCATCGGTGTGGTGCTGACCCATCTCGATCGCTCGGGAGAATTGGAAGATCGCGGCGTGAAGCCGACGTTGATCCATGCCGGTGCGCACAAGGTTGATGGCCACCCGTTCGGGCCACTGTCCGACGCGGTGCGCGCCGATCTGCAGGCCGAGGTCCTGAAAATCTATGACCAATTCGTCGGCTTGGTTGCGGTAGGTCGGGTCGGTCGAATGAGTGACCAGACAATCCGCGCCACAGAAGCCCGCACCTATGTTGGCGCGGATGCCATTGCCCAAGGCCTCGCCGATCGTATGGCGAGCCTGGACGAGGTTATCGCCGCGCTTTCGCAACCGCCCTCCGGGGCAATCCCCCAGAGAAAGGGAGGACCCATGACCAGAACTACTCAAAGCGACGGGCCGCAGGTCGACGTCTCGGCCATCAGCCCAGCCGACCTGCAAGCCGCTGTCGATGCAGCCCGCACTGAGGCTCGTACCGCCGGTGTCACCGCTGGCAAAGCCGAGGCCACGGCGCGGATCAAGTCCATCCTGACAGCGCCCGAGGCCGAAGGCCGGGAAGCGCAGGCGCTGGTTCTGGCCCTCGAGACCGAAATGACGGCTGTGGACGCAGCGAAAGTTATGACGGCGTCCCCCAAGGCATCGGTCCCCACGACGATCGCCGACAGGGCTGCACATGAGACCGAGCTCGGGGCTGAAACCCCGGCCGATCAACGCAACCGCGCCGAGCGCAGTGTGGCGGGTTGGTCAAAGGCCATCACGCACGCCAATGCGCGCTTCGGCTGACTAGGAGACCGAGACCATGACTGTTCTCACAGAAGGCCGCCATCCCGGCGAATTCCTGATGAGCGAGGCCAATGGCCAGCGCTCGCGGGAAAATATCACCATCGCCAGCGGTGCGGGCATCATCGCCCCGGGCACCGTGTTGGGCAAAATCACCGCCAGCGGCAAATATCTGGCCAGCGCTGTCGGTGCCACCGATGGCAGCCAGACGGCGGTCGCCATTGCGCTCTACGGCTGTGATGCCACGGCAAGTGATGTTGCGGTTGCCGGCATCACTCGGGACGCCGAGGTCAACGGCAAGATCCTGACCTACCATCCCGACCGCGACCAGGTCGGCGAACAGGTCGCTGCCCAAGCTGATCTCGCGGGTGTCGGCATTATCGTGCGGTAATCCGCACCATCCAGGCCCCAACCCAGTCTCCAAAATTGATCCCCCGCGCTCTTTGGCACTGGGCCGATCCCGCGTGGCCAGTCCCTGGCGCGCCGACGTAATAAAGGACCTTCCATGTCGATCCTCAACATCTTCAGTCAGGACGCCTTCAGCGTCATGCGCCTCACGGATGCGCTTCGTGAGATCAAATACACCCCGTCCCGCATCGGGCAGATGGGGCTGTTCCAGACCACCAGCATCGACACGCTGGATATCGCGATCGAGAAGGACAAGGAGCAAAACCGCATGCTGGTCTCGGCCAGCCCGCGCGGTGGCCCGGGCCAGACCTTTGGCAAATCCAAACGCGCCATGCGGATGCTCAAGGTGCCGCACTTCCAGGTGGATGATGCGATCTATGCCGACGAGGTCCAGCAGGTGCGCGCCTTTGGCCAAGAAGTGGCCGTTGAGCGCTTGCAGCAGAAGATTGCGGACCGCGCAGCGGAGGCCAGCCAGTTCTTCGCGCTGACCGAAGAATACCACCGGCTGAATATCCTCAAGACCGGCCAGCTTCTGGACGCTGACGGCTCGGTGCTTTTTGATTATTTCAGCGAGTTTGGTGAAAGCCAGCAGGCCGTGGTGGATTTTGATCTCGACAACGCGAGTGCCACCGACGGTGCGTTGCGCAAGAAATGCGCTGGTGTCATCCGCCAGATGGCCGGGATCCTCGACGGTCTGCCCTACACGAGCGTGATCGCGCTGTGTGGCGACGCGTTCTTCGACGATCTGATCGGCCACAAGGAAGTCCGCGAGACCTATAAGGGCTATGCCGATGCGGCCTCACTCCGGAACGCCTACATCAATTCGGGAAATTCCGGCATCTACGGCGCGTTTGAGTTCGGCGGCATCACTTGGATGAACTACCGCGGTGGTCAGAATGTCGGCATTGAGACCGACAAGTGCCATCTTGTGCCCATGGGGGTGCCCGGCCTCTTCCGCACGGTCTATGCCCCGGCTGATTACATCGAGACGGTGAACACGCCGGGCCAGCGCCTCTACGGCAAGCAGTGGGAAATGCAGAACGGCAAAGGTGTGAACCTCGAGTTCCAGATGAACGCCCTGCAATACTGCACCCGACCGCGCGTGCTGATCCCCGGCAAGCGCACCTGATTGGTGCGTGAGGCCGCCCGCTGAAAGGACCTTAGCCATGACTTCCCTGTTTGACGATCTCGATGCAGTCCTGTCAGACGCTATCGGGGGAGCCTTTGCAGAGGCTGCAACTCACCGGCCGCGCGTTTCGGCCCAATATGTCGAACGCGCGGCCGATCCAGACCGGCCGCAACACCTCATCTACGGGGTGTTTTCCGCTGGACCCGCTGACGATCATCTCAAGGGCGCATCCCGGGGCTCCGAATTCTCCGGGGCAACGCGCGTGGCGTCCGCCAGCTCGGAATTCTGGATCGCCAGGGCACAGGTCGATGCGCTGAGCGCGATTCCGGCTAAGGGCGACACGATCACACTCACCAGCCGGGCTGCCAGCCCGACCTATGCGGTCTCCTCAGTCCAGCACACGGACATGGGCGATCTGAACCTTATCCTCGTTTGGGAGGACCTGCCGTCATGAGCCTGACCCGCCTTGCCATGCGCCTCGCGGCCGCCCGTGCGCTGCTCGATAGGACGCTGGCCGGGCCGCGGGTGTTCGACAGCGCGGTCGACCCGATCGACCAGACCATCGCTGAACAGCGCCAGCCGCTGATCGTGCTGACGACCGACGAACATGAGCTTGAGGTGACGGGGCGCGACCTGACAAGCGGCAACCATCGCTGCGAGTTGGTGATCGAGATCGCCATCGCGTCGCGGGTGGAGGTGCCAGCCACGGATGGCGATGGCGGCCAGATCACGATCGCGATCCCGCACACGGACGAAGGGATGGAGCTGACGCTCGACATCATGGAGCATCAGGTAGTCCGCGCCCTGAACCGCGACGACAATGCGTGGTCGCGTGTCTGGATGATGCTGGTCCCCCGGATCACGCGCAGCCTTTCCCGGCGCGGCGCATCGGCAGAGAACGGCGTGCGCTTCGCTGCGCGGCAGCTGGTCTTGAGCTGCGATCTGGTGGAAACTCCGGTTTCTGGCGGGGCTGTGGCGTCAAACAGCGCGTGGGGCCAGCTCCTCGCACTGATGGACGCCGACGCGGCGCTGGCGGGCATCGCGAGCCTGCTGCGGGCAGAAATAGAGGGCGAGCTCGCGGATGAGTGGCGCCGCGCGGCCGAGGCGCTTGGTGTCCCGCTGGAAGTGGCCAACCAGATCGGCATCGGGCCGGTCGCAGACCTCGATGCGGATCCGCAACCACTCGCGGACATCACGTTTCTGGATTTCGACCAGGCTGTCGTCTTTGAGCCGCAAGGGTCATAGCCATGGCAATCCGTGAAATCGTCGAGCTTGTCGCGCGGGTTACCGATCTGGAGCGCCGTGTCGCGGGCGTCATGCGGCATGGCACAGTGGCGGAGGTCGACCCCGGACGCCAGCGCATCCGGCTGGATTTCGGGCCCACGCATGGCGGACAGGGCCGGTTCCTGTCGCCCTGGCTGCCCTATGCTCAGTTCTCGGGTGCGTTGCGCGTGCACACGCCGCCCACGGTCGGGCAGCAATTCACCGTGATGTCGCCGACGGGGGATTTCCAACAAGCGGTGGCGGTGCCGCTGACCCATCACGCGGGTAATCCGAGCCCCTCAACCGCAGGGGATGAGAATGTCATCACCTATGGCAATGTCCGGATGACGCTCGCGGATGATCTGGTGCGGATCGTGGTGGGTGGCTCGACACTGGAAATCACCAGCGAAGAAATCAAGGTCATCACTCCGAAGTTCACGGGCATCAAGGGATGAGCCGTGGCATAGCTGTTGTCATGCTCGACACCGCAGTTGGTGCGCAGATGGGAAACCAGTTTGCCCCATGGACTGTCGAGGGCCAAGTGATCGTCGGGATTGGTGATCTGGTTCAGGCCCATGGTCTTACGCCTCATTCACCTCCACCGCCCATGGTCACTGGCTCCGACTGGTTCACCATTGACGGCATTGCCGTCTGCCGTGAAGGCGATGTGGCTGCGTGCGGTCACGCGACGACTGGGCGACCGTGGTTCACCATCGATTGATCATCTCAAGACAAGGGAACACGACATGAACCGATACGCGATTACCGAGAAAGCAGGCCGCTTCGTTGCGGGGCAGACCAACACTGGCGTGGGCACTGTGC